GAGTGAAGGAGATTCGAAAGAATCCCCTTTTTTTGTGTCCGTATTTCCGGTCGCGGGGGCGGTGCGGCGCGTCTGTCCGGGCACTGCTGTTTTCTGAAAGCCATGGTCCGAGGGCCGAAAGCCATGGGCATGAGCTGAGTGTCGTGAGTCGTGAGCCGTGAGCTGGGATGCCGGAGCCGTTGAACCGGTGGGCGGCGTCTGCGGGGCTTTGCCGCGGCGGGGCCGTGCGGAGTTCTCCGGCGCGGAATGTGCGGTGTATAGCTGAAAAAATATATCTTTGCGAAAACTCTTGATACCATGAAAGTACTGCTGATAAACGGAAGCCCCCATCGCGAGGGAAACACTTTTATAGCCCTTTCCGAGGTCGCGCGGACCTTGGAGTCGGAGGGCGTGCAGGCCGAGATCGTCCATATCGGGACCAAGGCCGTGCAGGGATGTATCGCCTGCGGAAAATGCGCCGAGCTGGGGCATTGCGTCTTTTCGGACGCGCTCTATACGACGGTGCGGGAGAAACTCGCCGATGCCGACGGAATCGTCGTCGGTTCGCCGGTCTACTATGCCGGTCCCAACGGGTCGCTCTGCGCCCTGCTCGACCGTGTGTTCTATTCCTGCGGGAAGTATCTTGCCTACAAGCCCGGCGCAGCGGTCGCCGTATGCCGCCGGGGCGGGGCGAGCGCGACGTTCGACCGGCTGAACAAATACTTTACGATTATGAACATGCCGGTCGTTCCGTCGCAGTATTGGAACAGCGTCCACGGACGTCTGCCGGGCGAGGCCCGCGAAGACGCCGAGGGGCTGCAGACGATGCGCGTGCTGGCCCGCAACATGGCCCGCCTGCTGAAGGCGGGCGTCGGTCCGGCGCTGGCGCCCGAAGCCGAGGTGCGGCAGTGGACGCATTTTATCCGGTAGCGGAGCGCGGCCGGACGCGGAGCGCTGGATTGAGTGCGTCGCGGATGTGTACGAAGGGAGCTTGGCTCCTTTTTTTGTCGCACGGACTTCGTCCGGGGTGCTTCCGCTCTATTGTCCACGCATACAGCGGGGTGCGGAAAAGCCCGAAAAAATATCGGCCGGAGGAAGCGGTTTTTTAGAAAAAGAATAGGATAAAATGAAGATTTGAGCAGAATTGAGCATTTCAACTGACAGTCAGGAGGTTTCGGCATAGATTGGCACAAAGTGGCATAGATGGGGAAGACAGGCTTTGGGAAGAATATGGAAACAGATGCACTTCCAAATCATTACCCGACATCGGATGCACTTTTAACACTAACGGTCTATATTTCTGCGTTCTGCGTAGGTTTACATTCTGCCCTTACAACTCCCATAAACTAATTTTGCACCAAACAAAAAGTAAGGATTATGAGAAGTACATTCAAGACCGTGTTCTACGTGAACGCAAGCAAGGAGAAGAACGGAATTGTCCCTATCATGGGACGTGTGACCATCAACGGGACTATCGCACAGTTCAGTTGCAAGCAGACCATCCCGAAAGCACTTTGGGATGCAAAGGGAAACCGCGCCAAAGGCAAGAGCAAGGAGGCACAGGCGGTAAACTTCGCGTTGGAGAACATCAAGGCACAGATAGCAAAGCACTACCAACGTCTTTCAGACCGTGAAGCCTGTGTGACCGCTGAAATGGTACGTAATGCTTATCAGGGCATAGGCACAGAATATGAGACCTTGCTACGTGCCTTTGACAAAGAGAACGCGGCTTTTGCCAAACGTGTGGGTAAAGACCGCTCCAAGCGCACATATCTGAAATACCTGACTGTTCGCAAGTATGTAGCCGAGTTTATCAGAAAGCAATATAAACGTGCCGACATAACAATGAACGAACTTACGGAGGATTTCATCCGCGACTATTGCCTGTACCTGCGCAACGAGGCAGGGCTTGCACAATCTTCCGTGTGGATATACTCCATACCATTGAAACATATCGTCACCACGGCTCACTACAATGGAAAGATACCGAGAAAC